AAATTTAAAATAGTTTCTTTAACAACTGTTGATTTACCTGAACCTGTACCAGATGTAAATAAAGTAATTTCACCTAATCTCATTCCAAATAATTTATCATTTAAACCTTTTAAACAATCAGGATAAGCAATTGATTTAATTTCAGATCTTTCTTTAAATGCTTGCCATATTTTTTCACCAGTAATAAATGCATCAGGTTTATATACTTTAGCACTCCATACATCTTGTAAATATTCATCAATTAAATCTTTTAATAAAGCATCATTAGCATCTTTATGAACACTATTTACAATATGTGCTTTACCAGGTTTAATAATATGTGCAACATCTTTTGAAGCCTCAATACCAAATTCATCATTATCAAATGCAATAAATACTTTTTCATATTTATTAACAAAGTCTAAATTAGATGCAATATTTCTTCTAGCACTTTGGGCTCCATTAACAATTGATACAACATCAAATTGAGCTTTAGCTTTTGTAAGCATTTCTAATATTGATAAACAATCTATTTCACCTTCAGTAATAACTAAGTTTTTTCTTTTACCACTATTACATTGGTTAAATAACTCAGGTACTTCTGCTTTACCAATACTTCTAAAGTCTTTGGTAGCAACTATTCTTTTCTTATATGCTTTAATTTTTTTATTTACTGTTATAGGATAAAAATGACTAATAATATTTCTTTTATCATCATATTCTATTTTAACACCAGCATTATATAAAACTTTTTTGGATATACCTCTAATTGAATCTACTGGAAGCTGTTCTATTTCATCCAAAGTTAATTGTGATTGTACAACATTAAATTCAATGTTTGTATCTTCTGTTCCAGATGCAGTACTTTTTCTACAACTAAAACAATATGTAGACCCATCAGAATAAACAGCATTTGCATCTGATGATCCACAAGGCTCACAGCTTGTATGTTTTATAAATGTTGTGTTTTTACCCATATATTTCCTCTTCTGTTATTTTATATCTTTTTGCAGCCCATTTAACAAACTTTTTAATATCTCTACCATTAGCAGAAGTCATCATTAAATTTGCTATATTTGTTACAAATTCTACATTACCTTTTATATATCCTAATCTTGGATTAACCCGATCTAATGTTGGACTTAATTTACCTAAATTAATATTAGATACTTTCATTTTATAACCAAGAATAGGACATATACAATTTTTAGGAAAAATACTTTCCAAATAATTTGATGATAAATTAAATGGTAAATTTTTAATCCTAGCACGTCTTTTAGAAGCTTTACAAGCTGTAACAGCAATACCCCTAATAGATTGATTATATTTTTTTTGATTAAATGCCATTTATATATCCTTTCCAATATTCTATAGACCATTTAGAATGATCTTTAAAATCTTTTATAAGGTATAACATTGTGCCCATAACATTTAATCTTGAAATAAAATCATCTGGATAATGTGTTTTATAAGCTTTAATTACAGCTTCAAATTGTTCATTTAAGTTTTTATCTTTTAATATTTTATTAGCTTTTACAGGACCAACACCTTCAATGCCTGGTATATTATCAACAGCATCACCTGTTAATAATTGTTGATGAAAAAATTCTATACCATCAATTGTAGAAACAGCAGATAAATTATTATATAATAAATTATAAAATAAACCACCTATAGTTTTCCAATCCTTATCTAATGTTATAAGCATATATAATTGATTCTTTTTAATATACTTATATGCTTCAACGGACGCTGTATCATCAGCTTCATAATTAGGTACCATAATTGGATTATATTTTTTAGCAACATAATCACGGCATTCTAAATAATTATCAGGTTTTTCTCGTCTTTTGCCTTTATATTTTAAAAATGTTTGTTCTATTTCTTTTCTAAAATTACCACCACCTGAAATATGTAAACTATAATCATCACAAGCAGTATTCATTTTTACTTCTTCATATATATTATCAAATGTTTTTCTTACATCTAAATTTTCTTTTATGGCTTTATTACAGGCTCTGTATAATAATACATCACCATCAACAATACCAATTATCTTATTAGTGGGTTTCATACCAATTATTTCCTTCTTTAGCATCTCCTGCCATTTGAATATTTAATTCTAATTCTTTAGTAATAAAATCACCAAATGAATAAGATAATATTTCTTTTACTCTTTTAATATTTTCTGGTTTAGTTTGAACTTGAACTTCATCATGAATTAAACCTAACATATCAACATTTAAATTTTCATCTTTAAACATTTTAAAAGCATTAACAACAGCTGATTTAACTGTAATTGCTTCATATGCTTGTAATAAATAATTTAATAATTTAAATGAAGATTCAGCATATATTTTTCTTCCATCTAATGCTGGAATAAAACCCATACCATCTTTATTTTGTGTTGTATAAAAAAATTTATTTAATTTATTATTTAATTCTTTTAACCCAGGAAAGGCAACATATAATTTATTTTTAACTTCTCTTCCCTTTTCTAAATCTTCAATTCCATTTACCATTTTGCCTAATTTAGCAAAACCCGCTCCAAAAATTGTAGCATATAATAGGCTCTTAGCTAATTGTCTACTAACACCTACAATGTCTGCTGTTCTTTGGTGTATATCACCATTTAAAACGTGTTCATTTATATCTTTATTATTTAAATAATGACATAATGCTCTAATTTGATTACCAGCACTATCACAACCAACCATAACTTTACCATTATCAGCTGTAAATAATTCTCTCATTTCTTTTCCAAAAAATGAATTAACATTTGGTACATTTACTATTTTAGAATGTCTTTGTCTAAATGTTGGTGTACCTACATTAAATGCTTCAACATAAACACGTCCATTATTTTCTTCAGCTAATTCAATCCAACCTTTTAAAACTGAATGTCTAGATCTTAAACTATAATAATGTAATATTTGTTTACCTAAATCACCTTGAATAGTATCAACGCTATCAGGGGTTATTTTAGGTTCACCTTTTGGTGTAAATTGTGTTGGTTTCCAACCACTATCTAATAACATACCTCTAACTTGTTCCATATTACCAAGATCAGCTGGTATCATTTCATATCTTTGAAATGTATCATTACTGTTCCATTTATGTGTATCATTAGGTTGTATTTCTTCTCCTAAAAACTGAGATAACATTCTACATGTTACTGAACTAAAATTACCATTTCTAATATATTTAGCTGTTTTAGGCTCTTTATCTATAAATACTTTTCTAGGTTTTAATGTTGGATTAACTTTGTCTTCAATTTTTTTCATTTCAAAAGTTAAATATTCATAATGCTTTTTAGCTAATGATAAATTAAACTTCCATTTATTTTTAACTTGTTCAGAACATAATTCAGCAATAGCATGTTCAGTTTGTAATGCCTTTTTATAAGTAGGCCTATTTGCTATAAGTTCATGTGCTTCTTTAACTACATAATTATAAACTTTATGATTTAAATTTACATCTTGTATTGCATAAATTTTCATTGCTTCTGAATATTTATCAAATTCTTTAAAATCACCTTTAGCATCATTTAATAATTTACCAAAATTACCTAATGAATGTTTTCCTTCTCTTCTATAATTATTCATTTGAGATAATAACATTGTATCTATAAATTTAATGTTATTAGGTTTCCAATTTAATAATTTATGTAACACAACATTATCATAAGCAATAATATTATGTCCAATAAGTACTTCTGCTTTATTTAAATATGGTATTAATTCATTTAACGGTTTGCTATCCGAATCATAATCACTAAATGTAATTATTTCATTTGTCTCTATATTTTTAGTAACAGCTATCCAAATATTACTAACTGTATCTATTAAACCGTTTGTTTCAATATCATATATTATTTTCATATTTTAATTTTTCCTTAAAGTAATTATATGCTTGTGCATAAAGCATTTCTTGTGAACTATCATTTTTAAATACTTTTTGAAATTCAACATCATCTAAACCGTGTTCAGATCTATGATCATCTCCATTATATCCTGGTCTATTAATACCAACACAAAAACCATATTTATTAATTAATTCTAATTCATTTTTAAACCTAACATCAGGTATAACAATATTTTGTTTTTTACTTTTAATTTTATTTTCTAATACTTTTACCCATATATCTTTATGTAATTCATCTCTAAATGCCATACCAATCTTTTGCATCATATCTCTTGGAGATAAATAAAACCATCCTGGCATAGCCTCTTCTCTAAATATTCTTTCACCTACATCACCAGATAATATTGCTTTATCAATACCAAATGTTTGATGAATAAGATCCTTTATTGGTTGTGCAAATGACATTTTTTCAAATCCAAAACTTGTTTGTAATACATTTGCTACTGTATCTTTTCCTGCACCTTTATATCCTGCAATTCCTATAATCATATTTATTCTCCTTCGTTATAATAAAAATAAGTTTTTTTATCTTGTTCCATACAAGTATGAGCAAATATTGGTTTATTATTATAAGTATAATAACCCCATATATCATAACTACCTGGTTTATAATTTGGATTTTCTTTCCAAACAATTTGTTTCATATAAACATCTTCACAAAATTCACCAGGTGCTACTTTAACAGCTAAGTCAATTGAACCACCACTCATAAACCATAATGTTAATATAATTGTTTTCATTAATGAACCGTTTCAACCTTTTTAATTGTATATAAATAATTACAAGGATAATATTTTCTAAATTCCTCATCAATATGAGCTTCTTGAAATATTAATTCTAAATCCTCTTCTTCTAAACCTTTTAAGTCTAATACCATACCAATAGTAATAATTAATTCTATTTTATCAGTATCATTATTCATTAAACCAACTTTTTTACCTTCTAATGGTAAATAATATTTTCTAATTTCAGATTTCTTTTCACCTGATTTAATTAAGTCTAACCATTTTTTATCAATATTAAATGTGTGTAATTTAAACATTTTATCTAACATAATCTCCTATTCTGTAAGGTATAGAATCAGCTGGGCGATTAAACCCAGCCAATACTATTTTATGCTAACTAAATTACGTCTTTATCTGTATCAATTGCAGCAAATTCTAATTTATCTGCATTTTGATATTCAATTATATCCGTAATTTGTAAAGCTAACAACTGTGTTGATATACCTTTTTTACCCATATATTCATATGGTTTAAATTTAACTTGCACATTACCTTTGGATCCGTTTCCAATAGTACTTGTATCAAGTATCGGCTGTAATGATTTATCAACAACAGGTGGTGGTGCAGTATTATATTTACCATCTGCATCGGCATAAATTTTCTTTTTTAATGCCGCAGTATAAACAACCGCTCCATTTTCTTCCGCTGGTTTTACATTTATACCAGCTTTTTTCCAAGCCTCAGCGGCAATCTTGTCTGTAGTTTTTACAGTACAAGAATACTGAGGTGACTTTTTATCAAATCCCATATCAGGATTTTTAGGATCAAGTTTAACCCAACTTAGATCTACATTATTTAATAACATATTATTTTCTCCTTATTATATTATTGAGGCCTTCTACCTTGTCTATTATATTTTTTAAACATTCGTTTTTCGTCTTTACTTTTAGACTTTTTATGAACTCTTACCCGTTTTTTGGGTTTGTCCCGTTCCACAAATGCTTTGAACTTTCTCGCCATATTCACATCCGTTCTCATCACAAGGACCGCAATTTAAACACAAACAATTGCATGTAAATTCGTCCGGTTTGGTTGTGTTTTTACATTCTTCACAACGCATATCTTCACGCATTTTATCCTCCTAGTAAATAATTAATCTATTTATAAAGCCAATATATTAGGAGGATATAAAATACATTGGCTATAAAAATAGACTAATTAGTTAATTGATTAGTTTTTAGCTTCTCTGTAAGGTATAGAAATAGGAATATATTCATATAGCTATATAAGCTTATAGTATTAGTTTATTTTTAGTTTTTCTGTAAGACATAGAAATAGGATTTCAAAATCTATACCTTACAGAAGTTTCAAATCAGTCGCAGAAAAAACCTAAATATATCCATTTTCGTAGTGTTTATTTATCTACAAAAAATGTATACAATTATCGGCCTACGTATATAAGGAAACTAATTGCTATTTATTATATAATAAAGCTTTCTTATTTGCTATGGTGTTGTATAAATATGGATAGTTAATTTTATTTATTAATTATCTTTTTAGTTCAGGATCTACAAAGTAAAAAACATAAAAATTCAGCGGGTATATTAAAATACCAGTAAAATGGGGCTAAACCGCAACTTTAAGGGTTACAGGGATCTAAAAATTCCTATTGGAATATCAACCGAGTAGAAATTCCTGGCCGAGGGTTAGTTTATCTTTATCGGCTAAGTTGGTATCAAAACCATCCAATAGTTCTAAATAGATCATTTTTAAAATTGATAACCGCTTATTTATAGGCATATTATTTGCTTCTTTAAAATTTAAGCGGTTTTTACTTTTAATTAACAACGGAGGATAACAATATGGCTACTAAATTAGCTAAAAACGGCGACTATATGGAATATATTATAATAAGACCAACATTTGGTTTAAATATAAATCAAATTGCGGATGGTTTATTATTATATCATGATAATCTTAAGTCTTTTAAAACAAGTTATAAAACTTGGAATAAAATAATGAAAAGATTTAATTACATTATTTTAGAAGAAGGTTTATCAAGATTAGATTATGCTGGAGAAAGCATAGATGATTATGATAATAAGCAACCTGAAATGATTGCTTATTTAAAATCTATTAATCCATTAATTGGAACTAAAAAGTAAATTTTTAACCCTTATGGCCTAAAAAACCATGAGGGTTAAGATGTGAAACAACGGAGAATTTTATGCAAATACAAATACAAAATATTCAAAAGGCAAGAGATACTGTTTTAAGCAGTTCATTTTACCCAATGGATGAGAAATTTGATATAATTAGACACAAATTTACTAATTATGATCAATTAGCTTCTAAATTAGAAGTTGAGTTTAAAAATAATAGAATGGAAAGAACACGTCATTATAAAGTCTTGGTAACAAACACGGCTTTAGAAATTGCTAAAGTTTTTCCATCTTTATTTGAAGCAAGTAAAAGATGGTACGTTAAAAAAGTTAAATAAATATAAATAGGAGGAAAATATGAATAAATTAATAAAAGGATTTGATGTTAATGTGGATGATGAAGTTGAAATGTTAACTAAACAATATCCTAGATTTGAATCTGTTAATGCTGGTTATTGGTTATATGGAAAACCAAAACAATTATTAAAAGATGTTTTAGAAAATAGAAAAACAACTTTATTTTTTATTTCTAATATAATGCAGGCTATATCAACTATAGGTACTTTATATAAACTTAATGAAGATTTTATTAAAGATGGTATTGAACCTAAAGATGCTAAATTTAGAAATGCTTCACATACAGTTGCTTTAAATCAATTAACAGTTGATCTTAAAGATTATAGAAAAGATTATGCAAAGTCTTTTGTATTTGAACAATTACTTAAAACTAAGATAATGGAGGTAAAATGATAATTAGTTCTGAAAAATCGAATACAGGTAAATATTTTGATTTAGTAAAATTAAGATATGAAACTTATATGAAAACTGCATTTCCAAATTTAGATATTGGTAATGTTGAAATGATTAAAGGTAGAAAATATACTAAAATTATTGTTGATAGAGGTATACATTCATTTATTGATAATACAAATGGTAATATATTAAAACCTAATAGTTATAGAGCACCTCATAAAACACCAAGAGGTAATATTATGACTGAGGAAGATCAATTACAATCTTTTGGTTCAAATAATCCTAAAAATATTGGATATTATTGGATCAAATATTTACATAGGGGATAAATAATGAGAATAACTAAAAAAAATAATAAAAGAATAGATCATGTTCAAAAAGGTTTAAAAGCAGATCAAAAAGTTAATGGAACAAAAAGACCTTTAAATGAGTTTACAGAATTATGTATGCTTATTGGAGATCAATTTGATGATGATACATTTTCAATTAAACAGGAGAAAATATGCTTAAACCTAATATAAAGAAAATGATTGATAAAAAAAATGAGTTACCACCACCGCCACCTATCTTTGATAAAGATAAATTACTCCTTGATGTTAATAATAAACTGGCGGAGGAATTAACTGGCTCCAAGTCTGTTAAATTAGTGGATCTAAAAAATCCTAGACGGACTTGGATCAGTTATGAATATCATTTGGATATTATGTATACAATAGGTAATGAACCAAAACAACTTACATTGTTACCTAATAATTTTTATGATAATAACCGATATGAATTAACCTTTGAACAACAATTAGTTGAGAGGTTATTAAGAAAACAAAAAGATCTTAATAGGGAGGAATAATGTCAGATAATCAAAAATTAACTATATTTGCAATAGTTGTTGTGATATTAGGAAATGGATTAGCTAATTATGTTTATTGGTAAAATAATAGTTATATGTTTATTAATTACTGGTTGTAGTAATTATAAATATGATCCAACATTTACAATCATAAATCAAATAATAAAAGAGGAAAAAAATGAATAAAATAATGTTAATAGCAATATTTGTTTTGTTATTACAAGGTTGTGCTAAATATGAACCAGTTATTGATACAAAAGGTAAATCAAAATTTGAAAATTCTAACGCAGAAGAAATTTCAGATGATCTTTTACATTGTAAACATTTAGCTGAAGAAAATAGTACAATGGGTGGTAATATTGTTTATTGGCTTTTAAGTCCAATGGCTCAAAATCAATATGCTGTTATATATAAAAAATGTATGGAAGGTCGAAACCATCAAGTGTTAAATTAATAATATAGGAGAATAATAATGACAA